ATGGCCCGCTACCAGACGTTCGTGTTCCTGCCGACGGTGATCGAGCCGTTCGGCCGCACCGTCGCTGAAGCATGGGCGGCAGGCTGCGAGATCGTCACGAACGGCCTGGTCGGCGCCCGCTACTGGCTGGAGGAGAACCCGGACGCTCTGGACACGGCGGCGGAGGACTTCTGGGGCGTGGTCCTCGATGCCTGACGTCGCCGTGGTGATCCCGACGATCGACGGGCGCGAGAAAGATCTCGACCGGTGCATCCGCGCCTACGAGAACACCGTCCCCGAGGGCCTACGAATGTACGTGGAGCACGGGCACCCGTCCTGCGGGGAAGCCTGGATCGCGGGTGCCGAAAAGGCTGTCCGGGATGGCTTCACGTACCTGCACCTGACCGCTGACGACCTCGAGCCTCATGACGGCTGGCTGGATGTCGCCATTGACACCGTGGACCGCGGGTACATCCCGGCGCCGCTCGTGTTCCACCCGACGGGTGACTTGGAGTCTGCGGGCCTCATGAACTTCGGGTGCTACCGGGGCCCGCATGACGACTGGATGTACGTCGAAGGCACCACGGTCCCGTTCCTCACGGCGACCCAGTGGGACAAGATCGGCATGATCCCGGTGCATTACTGCACCGACCTGTGGGTCAGCGAACAAGGCAGACGAAACGGCTGGCAGACAGTGGTCCGGACCGGGATGCGGTTCACGCATCACACCGCCCAGGCGGGCCGCAACTACGGCCGGGTGCCGGACGACACCCGCGAATACATGAGGCTCATCGGATGAGGGTTCTCATCACAGGCGCATCCGGGTTCATCGGGTCGCATCTCACCACAGCCCTTCTCGCCGGCGGCCATGACGTACAAGGGCTCGATCGCACCCCAGTCCATCGCGGCGACGCGATCATCCACGCCGTCGACCTCCTTCATCCGGGGGCGTTCGCCGGTGCTGTCCGCAGGTATCAGCCGGACGTGGTTGTCCATCTCGCCGCCCAAGTCGGCCGGCTGTTCGGTGAGGACGACATCCGCAACAGCGTCAGGTCGAACGCTGAGATGACCGCGACGGTCGTGAAGGTCTGCGCTGACGCCGACGTCAAGCTCATGTACGCCTCAACCTCAGAGGTGTACGGGGATCAGGGCTCGGCTGTCTGCGATGAGGACCGCGGCCCGTTCGGGCTGCCGCACAACATCTACGGGCTCAGTAAGCGCTGGGGCGAAGAGGTGTGCCGCCTCTACATGCCTGACGGCCTGACCGTCATGCGGTTCTCGATGCCGTACGGGACCGGGGTCGCCCCCGGACGGGGCCGGGCTGCGCTGCCGAACATCCTGTGGCAAGCCCACACTCGGCAGGAGATCCCGATCCACCGCGGCGCGGAACGGTCGTGGTGCTGGATCGATGACACGATCAACGCGATCGTGCTTCTCCTCGAACGGAAGCTCGACGGGGCGTGGAACATCGGCCGGGACGACGACCCCAGGCCGCTCAGGAGCCTCGCTGAGGCCGCTTGCGACCTCACAGGCGCGTCGCGTGACCTGATCCGGGACGTGGACCCACCCCGGGCCCAGACGGTCGTCAAACGGCTTTCCACGAAGAAGCTAGCGAGTCTCGGCTGGCGGCCGACCGTGGAGATCGAGGAGGGCATGGCCCGCGTCCTCGAGTGGGTGAAGCAGTTCGATAGCAAGGGGCGTTACGCCGCGACGAGAAAGGCAGCCTGATGGCGCAGGCCAAGAAGTTCAAGAGTGACACGGGGGTCTCGATCTACGTGCCGGACCGGCCGGACCCGATCCGGGTGAACGCCGGTGAGACGTACGAGACCGCTGACAAGAGCGAGATCGAGGCGCTCAGGGGCGCCGGTGTCACCGAGGTGAAGGTCACCGAGGCGAAGAACACGAGAACGAAGGGGAGCAATTAGATGGCTGACAAGGAAACCTGCCCGAACTGCTCCGGCCGCGGCTGGATCCCGTTCGCGACCGAAGAGGTCGAGTGCGCTGTGTGTGACGGCAAGGGCACCGTCACGGCGAAGGTCGCGAAGGCCGAGAACGAGGCCCGCACCAGCGCCTGATGTTCAGCAGCCGGATCCCCAAGATCACCGCTGAGATGATCCCGAAGCTCGAGGCCGCGACGGCCGCGGGCGCGGAGCTCATCGCCGCACGCGCCAAGCAGCGCGTCCCCGTGGACACGGGCAGGCTGCGTGACGCCATCCACGTCGAAGCCGAGGATGGCGGCTTCGCGGTGATCGCGGGGGACACCGAGGCGTTCTACGGGCACATCATCGAGCACGGCGGCGCCCGGGTTCCGGCCCATCCGTTCCTGATCCCGGCGACCGAGGAAAGCCGGGAGGAAGTCATCACTCTGGTGACCGCGGCGTTGAGGCGCTTGTGAGCACCCCGGTCCGCAGAGCGATCTACGGCAAGCTCGCCGGCGACACCACCCTCAACGCCATCCTCGGTGCCCCGCCCGCGGGCAAGGCGAAGAACATCTATCACCAGCAGGCGTTGGCTGGTGCAGGGTTCCCGTACGTGATCTTCCAGAAGCAGGCGGGCAACCCGACCGAAGCGTTCGGTGACCCGTCCGCGATCGACACCGACATCTGGCTCGTCAAAGCGGTCGACCGCAACACGGAGGCGGACACGGTCGAATCGGCGGCGGCCAGGATCATCGTTCTGCTCAACGACGCGACGCTTTCCATCTCGGGGAGCGTTTTGCTGTACTTGCGACGGCAGAGCGATGTGGAGTACCCGGAGGAGATCGACGGTGTGCAGTACAAGCACGCCGGCAGTCTGTTCCGGCTCGTGACGGACTAAATAGCCACCCATGACACCGGGTGCCGTCATCCCTTTCGCTGACGGTCAGCCCATCCACCACAGGGAAGGACAGCATCATGGGGAAGTACGTCCTGAAGGACGCCTACATCGCGATCAACGGCACCGCAGTCTCCAACTTCGCCAGTTCGGTGGAGCTCGAGGACACGGCCGATGAGATCGACTTCACCGGGTTCAGCACGAACGGCTACAAGGAGATCGGGCAGGGCCTGAAGGACGCCACGATCACCTGCACGTTCTTCTCGGACTTCGCTTCCGGTTCGGTGAACAGCATCATTCAGCCGCTCTACGCGTCCGGTGGCACGTTCAGCGTCGAGATCCGCCCCACCTCAGCGGCGGTGTCGGCGACGAACCCGAAGGCCACCATGACCGCCCGTATCTACAGCTACTCGGGCATCAGCGGCGGTGTCGGTGACGCCTCCACGTTCGACGCTGCGTTCCGCAACGCCGGCACCGCGGGTCTCGTCTGGGGCACCACCTAGACACCTAGCCGTACGCAGCACCCGGGCGCCTCTCGAGGTCAGCCCATCCACCCACCAGCGGTCACCCGCAAGGGGCCGCGCCAAGTGAAAGGAGCCGTGCATGGCACGGTCAACCAAGGAGTCGTGGCTCACGGGCCCCGGCGACCTCAAGGAAGACGACGTCGAGGACGTCCCCGTCCCCGGCGAGAGCGTCCGTGTCCGCGGCCTGTCGGCCCGCTACTCGGCGGAGGTTCAGGGCAAGCTGAAGCTCACGCAGGAGGGCCGGGAGCAGGTCGCGAAGATCGACGTCCCGGAGATGGAACTCACGCAGTTCGTTCACGGCGTCATCGACCCGGTGTTCACCGAGGCGGAGGCCCGGCAGGTCCAGGAGAAGTTCGGGCCCGCGTTCCGGAAGGTGATCGCCAGGATCGACGAGCTCTCCGGCATCGACAAGGAGGCGATCGAGGCCACGGAGCAGCGATTTCCTGCTGGCGGAACAAGCCCGGAGGGGCCGGCACTGGGTGATGAAACTCCCAACGGGAGTGCCGGACCCGATCTTCATGTGCGAGCTGGCGCTTGAGATGAAGATGCCTGTCGGTGAGCTCGCGGACCGCATGAGCGCTCATGAACTGGGCGTTGTGTGGCCTGCGTACTTCCGGCACAAGCAGCGCGAAGCGGACCGTCAGAACAACACGAGCCGTAACGCCCCGATGCCGTTCCAGGTGGGCTGATGGCGACCCCGGCCGCGGTTCTCTCGATCCTCGTCAAGACCCAGGGCGCTCAGGCAGCCGCGACGCAGCTTGGCGCCCTGGACAAGTCGGGACGCAGGGCCGCTGGGGGCCTGCGGGCGGTCGAGTCGACCGCCAAGCGTTCGACCAAGACGTTCTCGATGATCGGCAGGACAGCCGGCCTCGCAGGCGTCACCCTCGGGGCTGCGGGTCTCGCCGGCGGGATCAAGACGGCGGTATCGGAGTTCCGTGAAGCCCAGAAGGTCGGCGCTCAGACGAACGCTGTCCTGAAGTCCACGGGC